ACTTTACATTCTTTAGATGTAATAGGTAAATCAGTAGACAAAAACCACGCAACTGTACTGCACGGTTTAAAACTTTACAGGGATTGGATAGAACAACACGAAGAAAGATACATCCAATCTTACGAAAGAATAGACAAACTTGTAAGCAGAGAGTTTAAAAGAGAGAACCAAAAATACAGAGGTAGGGATTTCTACAAAAGAAAATACGCAAAGGTACTTTTAGAACTAAGAGACGTACAAACAAAACATAGAAACCTTAAAAGACTAATAAATGTATAAGCCACTACCAAAAGAACTAACTATAAAGAAAAGCAAAATAGAAGGTCTTGGGGTATTTGCAACAGAAAAAATAGAAGCAGGAAACGAGTTAGGAATAACACACCACAGGGTAGACGCTATAAACCCTTATTTGGAAGAACTGATTAGAACACCCTTAGGAGGCTTTTTAAACCATAGTGATACACCTAATTGCTTTATACTTAAAAAGGGCAAGGTAGGTAGCTTATATACGATTAAACCAATAAAGGCTAACGAAGAACTTACTGTGTATTATACTTTGTACGATGTTTGATATTTGGAATTACGTAGGTTTGTTCTATTTAACTGCTATTTTGGTTTTACTCATAGCATTGTTTTTTAACAAAGAATAGTTTTTTTTATTGTATAATTATTAATAATGTTTTTTAATTCTATGGATGGAAGAAAAAATAACGGAGGACATAAGACCGCAGGTAGAAAATCTAAGGCAGAAGAAGTAAACCTTATAGAGAAACTTACACCCTTGGAAGATGCGGCATACCTTGCATTAAAAGAAGGTGTAGAAAAAGGGGACTTTAAATTTGTGCAGCTGTTCTATAACTATTACGCAGGTAAACCAAGAGAAACTAAGGACATTACAATTATTGAGGACTTACCATTGTTTATGGAGGATTAGGGATAACCACAACCCTAACCTGCATTTTGTATGCGAGTAAAAAAAACCATTGCATTTCATAAGCTTAAAAAGCTCCAAAGCAGGATACGAATAGTAAAGGGTGGAACAAGCGCATCTAAGACTATATCAATACTTTGTTTGTTAATAGACTATGCTATAAGAAACGAAGGCAAAGAGATTAGTGTAGTATCGGAAAGCATACCTCACCTGCGTAGAGGTGCTTTAAAGGACTTCTTAGGCATCTTAAAAGGTCTAAATAGGTATAACGATACCCAATACAATAAAAGCACCTTAAAATACATATTTACAAATGGTAGTTATATAGAGTTTTTCTCAACTGACCAACCATTAAAATTGAGAGGTGCAAGACGTACAGACCTATATATAAATGAATGTAATAACGTACCGTTTGATGCTTACACACAATTAGCAGTTAGAACATCAGGAACAATATGGTTAGACTATAACCCATCCAGTTTATTTTGGGTAGACAAGGAACTGATAGGAAAGCAAGATACGGACTACATTACGCTTACCTACAAAGATAACGATGCATTACCTGAAACCATAATAAAGGAAATAGAGAAAGCAAGAGATAAGGCAAAGACATCTACCTACTGGTCTAATTGGTGGAGGGTTTACGGTTTAGGGGAAACTGGTTCTTTAGAAGGGGTATGTATTCCTGACTGGAAAGAGATAGATGCGGTACCAAACGAAGCAAGGCTATTAGGATATGGTATGGACTTTGGATATACAGACCCCACGACAATTATAGGATTGTACAAATGGAATGAAGCCTACATAGCTGATGAAGTATTCTATAAGTCTAATACTGTTTTAAGGGATGTTAGCTTGTTTCTAAGGCACAATAATATAAAAGACAATATAATAGCTGACCAAGCAGAACCGAAGTCAATAGAAACGCTTAGAAGGGATGGTCATAATATCTACCCCTGTACAAAAGGAAGGGATAGTGTAAACTTTGGAATTAACCTAATAAACCAGAATGAAATATATGTAACAAGCAAAAGCAGGAATTTAAAACGAGAACTACAAGGGTATGTATGGGCAAAAGACAAAGATGGTAACACGCTACCAAAACCAACAGGTGAACATCCTGACTGCATAGATGCATTTAGGTATGTACTAACAGATACATTAGATAATGCACATAGGGGGCAATACTATGTATATTAAAAATAATTATTATATTAGCCTTATGAAACATATATTAACAAACCAAAATGACCTTGCAAAGTACCTAAACAATCCTGCATTTAGGGTTTTTAACGTGTACGGTGCAAAGCCTAAGTCTGCCGATTATATTGCCAATAAAGGGCAATGGGTAGTAGAGGGCGTTTACATCAGGTAAGGCAAAATAACAGGGCGAATAATAGTAACCCTGTTTTCTTTGTTTATTATTTGTTAATTAAAAAAAAGGTTATATATTTACAACATAAAACAAAAAAACAATGAAAGACTTTATTATTATTAAAAAAGAAATTTGTGCAAAAGAAAACAGGAAGCACATTAAAAAAGCAATAAGAGATATTACAATACTTGGGTTAGCGTCCTATGCATCTATATTTATATTTGTTAAGTTAGCGTTTTGGATATGGAACTAAATCAAGACTTTTTCAGACCGTGGTTGCATAGGCAATGGTGTTGGGATAATGGGTTCTTTGTTGTGCTTAAACCAATAGAAAGAGGTAGCTATAGAAGCAAAGTAACGATAAACTTAGACATACAAAAGAACATCCAACAGGGCAAAGAAGAATACACACAAAACTCAAAAAAGCTAGAACATAAGATAAGCGAATTGTACGAATATATGTTTAGAACATTTAAATAGGTTTTCATTTGGTTGATTAGTTGGATTAGGGGGCAGGGATGCCCTCTTTTCTTTTATACATATTTGTCGTATTTTTATTGTATTAATATACGATTATGAAAATAGATATATACATACCTGAAAAGCTATCTGATATAACTTTAGAACAGTATCAGAAATTTGAAAAGCTAAACATAGAAGAAAACCAAAACAGTAGTTTCTTACTACATAAGATGGTTGAGATATTTTGTAGACTTGATTTAAAGGACATTGCAAGAATTAAATACCAATACGTCAATAGCATAGTATCTGACCTAAACAACATCTTTAACACAAAGACAGAACTAGTACAAACCTTTAAACTAAAAGGTATTGAGTATGGTTTTATTCCAAAATTAGATGACATTACATTAGGCGAGTACATAGACCTTGATAACAATATCTCAGATTGGGAAACAATGCACAAGGCTATGGCGGTACTTTACAGACCAGTTACTTTACAAAAAGGTGATAGGTACCAAATAGAAGAATACACCGCAAAGGAGGACACCGAGAAGTTCAAGGATATGCCATTAGATGTAGTTATGGGTAGCCTTGTTTTTTTTTGGGATTTAAGCAGCGAGTTGTTACAAACTACCCTGAAATATTTAGCGAAGGAGATGGAGGGGAAGCTGACTACTCAGCAACGTCAAGCTTTGGAAGAAAGTGGGGTTGGTATCAATCAGTCTATGGACTGGCTAAAGGGGATGTTACCAAATTTGACAATATCACAAAACTAAATATGCACAAGTCATTTATGTATTTGGCTTTTGAAAAAGAAAAGATAGAATTAGAAAAGAGTTTAATTAAGAAACGATGAAAGGATTTTACCAAGTAACAGACAAACTAAAGACGCTCTTAAATGCAGAGCCATTTGTAAATACAGTTACCTATGGAAGCATTGACGATGTAGATTTAGACAAGCAAAGCATATTCCCTTTGTCGCACATTATAGTAAACAATGCAGTAGTAGGTACTAAGACCACAACTTTTAGTATTTCAATTCTTGCAATGGACATAGTAGATATATCTAATGATGAGGTTACAGATACCTTTGTAGGAAACGATAACGAACAGGACGTATTAAACACACAACTTGCATTACTTACAAGGGTAATAAACGAACTACAAAGAGGGGATAGCTACACAGACAAATACCAAGTACAGGAAGATGTTACTTGTGAACCTTTTATAGATAGGTTTGAAAATAAGTTAGCAGGTTGGACTGCAACGTTCAGCGTTATGGCAGTTAATGATATGACAGTTTGCTAATGACCTTTGCACAAACAAAACAAGCCTTAGAGGCATTTGCTAAAAGTATTATAAAACAATCAAAAGGTAACCTTAGAAGGCATCGTAATAATAAGTTTATTACTGGTTCATCAAGTGGTGACTTAGAGGGTAGCTTAGGGTATGAATTAGACGTAACCGCAAACGACTTTAAGGTGCAGTTTTATATGGCAGACTATGGTGCATTCCAAGACTTAGGTGTAAGGGGAAGTAAATCAACGTACTCTAAAAGCAAGAACAGTCCTTTTAAGTATTCAGGCAGATTTAAAAGCATACCTCCACAATCCTTAGATAAGTGGATGGTTAAAAAGTCTATTAAGGGAACAAGGGATGAGCAGGGTAGGTTTATTGGCAGAAAGAGTTTAAGATATTTGTTGGCTAAAAGTATATACGAAAAGGGGTTAAGGGCAAGTTTCTTTTTTACTAAACCGTTTGAAACAAATGTGCTAAAACTACCAGACGAACTAATAGAAAAGTTTGCATTAGATATTGAAGATTTCATAGCATTAAAAAAATGATTAAATCAAGAAGTCCATTCTTTATAGAACACCAAGAACCTGCCGCACCTGCGGTATTACCAAGGTTTACTTGTGAAGATACGTTAATTACAGGATTGTCTATTGCAGCAAATGGTACTATTACAAACCCAACGGTAAGTGTAGGCACACTACATAGTTTAGAGCCAAGTAGCTTTGGAACTGTCAGCGTGGATACTGTAAGAAACGTACAAGTGCTAATAACATATAATGCTACAACACATAGACCCCCCTCAGATACAAGCAATGAAATCTATTGTGTGGTACAGGCAACTCAACCTGCAACAGTAGCTGCTGCACATCAAAAGAATTATAGAGTAACAAACAACAGTACAACAGAAACCGCATTAATAAGCTACATTGCTTTTGATGGCGGTCAGCAAATTACGCATTACTTGGCAGCAAGTAGTACGGTGGATATATGTGTGGCACCAGTAGATTCTACGACCTTTGGTTTTCCTACGGTAGTAGGGTCAGATGTTACGTATTTTGATTTAGTGCAAGGTTGCACAACAGATACATTAAGTTAATATGAGAATAAATACAAGAAGTCCGTTTTTTATACAATTTAACAGCAACTAATTATGCCAGTATTAGATAGAGCAGAGTTAGAGTTATATATCTACGATGGTACATCAGGAAGCTATGCTACTTCTGACCTAAGATATGAACTCTCAAAGACAAGAATATCAAGCCAAGACAATGTGGTATTTGAAATTAGCGAACTTGTAAGAGATTACATAGACCTTACTTTTAATGACGATTATCTAAGTAGAACAAAGTGGGTAACTGCTGTTACAAGGTTATACGATGCAGATGGGGAGGAATTTGCAACTGGTAGTCCTGTTACAAGCCATTACTTAGCTATGGATGGTTATGGTTATTTTGAAGATGGTATAAACCCTCAACTATCTGACAATCTACTAACGAGTAACACAACCATTTACTTGCCTGAAAACACCGCAGGTAGATTGCCAATACTTGCAGAGGGAGTTGGTAAGGTTACAATAGATAGTGTAGACACACAAATAACAGACAACGGAAACTCAAATCAGAAAATACAATACATTACAATCCCTGCCGATAGTAACACGGTACAGGTTTACGATACAGACGATACAACCTTACTTAAAACGGTAACGGTAAACAACGTATGCGAACCCAAGTTTACACCCTACAAGGTTACGTTTGCTAATAAGTACGGTGCGTATCAGGATATGTATTTCTTTAAAAAGTCTGTTGAAAGTATGAATGTAAAAGATGAACTGTATAAGGCAAACATTATAGATTTAGCTAACGTAACATACGCAACCTATAAAGGTCAGCAAGAAAGATATAGTGTAAGTGCTACTAAAAAGGTTAGTTTAAATTCAGGATTCGTAAACGAGGACTTTAACTTTGCGATAGAAGAACTACTTCTAAGTGAAAACGTTTGGATTAGATGGGAGGGTAGAACGTTACCAGTAATTGTAAGAACAAAAAACCACACCTATAAGACATCACTAAATGACAAACTAATAAACCACACATTAGATTTTGAATTTGCATTTAGCAAAATAAACAACATCAAATAATGCTAAACCTACAACTTTACATAGAGGGTACAGAGGTTGAATTGTTTAAGGATGAAAGCGT